CATTGATAAGAACCTTGCCGTGCCCTGCATCTGCTGCGTGCGCTGGGGTGAATAACTCTGCGCTATCAGGTCAGCCAGTGCGCCAAGGTACTCATTGCGCGGCCATCGTTAAATGTGGCCAAAGAAATGGGTGTGAATCCTAATGCGTTGCTTGACAAGTATGCCGTGCCTATTTTGTGGGACACGTCGGCCACTGGCGGTCATGTGACTCAAATTGCTGGCGTGCCGTTAACGCAAGGGTTTAAGGATGCGACGCCTGCGTTTGTTCAGCGTCAGGGTGGCAGGCTTTACCCGTACATTAAAGAAAACTTACAGCAAGGTGTTGGCGGTGCTTCTAACGAAATTGCGCAAGTTTCAAAAATTAACAATTTGAACAAGTACAGCGAATTGGGTGACACCGTTGGCGTGCAAATGAACTTGGCGCCGAGTGGCATTAATTTCTCGCATCACATAGCAGAGTCTTATGTTGGCGCTTTGAATTCGCTGAAGCCTTCGCGTGAGGCGCTGACTTCGTTTAGGGATGCCGTTAGAAATGTAAAGTCAATTGATCCGGTGACTAAAGAGGTGTCATACCCTTACAAAAATTTCCCTGGCATTGATAGCCCGAACATTCGGGACATTATGGCCACAGGAACCAAAGAATACAGCGCCGGCAATATTCGCAAAGCAATTGGCGAGGTTGGCTCGACAGCTGCCATGGAAAAACAAGGCTTTCCACGCTGGCAAGATGTGTATAACGTGATGAGTGAGCCAGGCGCTCAGACTGGCATGGCGCATACGCTGTTGGCCGTAAAGCCTAACACCCAGATGGTAACACCAAACTTTCAGCATGGTTCATACAATGCTGGCCTTGAAGCAAAGGTTATGGGATCTTTGCAAAATGCGCAGGGGCAGATTGTTGGTGTGCCAGATTATTTGATGATGCAAAAAACATTTGCCAAAAAGCAAGCAGAAGGCAAAACATTGCACAATATTCGCACATCATTGCTAAAAAGCCACCATGGCGAAAAACTGGATCAGCAGGCAATTGACAACATTGCTAGATACCTTGGGTATCAAGTTGATTGATCGACTCAAGATGCTCTTTTTCTTTGGTCAATTCTTCAAGCAATTGATTGACAATTTCCAAACGCTGCGCATCTGTTTGGCTCCAGAACGCTTCTGGCATCCGCAAATAAGCTGAATTGTTTGAAAAGTTAAAACCACAGTATGCGACTACTTTTTTCATTGTTGGCCTCCATGCTGTCATTCTATCAGATTGCTAGATAAATGCAAACCACGATCTACAAACCCGAAGAAGAACAAGAACTGATGGCCACCCTGTGGTCACCCGCGATTGCCGACGATCCAGAAGCCTTTGTGCTGTTTGCTTTTCCCTGGGGCCAAGAGAACACCCCCTTGCAGCACTTTAAAGGCCCGCGCAAATGGCAGCGCGAAGTTTTGCGTGACATTGCAGCCCACATCAAGCGCCAAAAGGGTTTGATTGACTTTGAAACCCTGCGCCAAGCAGTGTCATCTGGCCGAGGCATTGGCAAGTCAGCACTGGTGTCTTGGCTTACCATCTGGATGCTCACCACCCGCATAGGGTCAACCACCATCATCTCTGCCAACTCCGAAGCCCAGCTGCGTGCGGTGACATGGGCTGAGATCACAAAGTGGCTGGCCATGTCACTTAACAGCCACTGGTTTGAAGTGAGCGCCACCAAAGTAGCCCCCGCCAACTGGCTAACTGAACTGGTTGAAAAAGACTTAAGAAAAGGCACAAGATATTGGGCCGTCGAAGGCCGTCTGTGGAGCGCCGAAAACCCTGACTCTTACGCTGGAGTCCACAACCACGATGGTGTGATGGTGATCTTTGATGAGGCCAGCGGTATCGACGACAGCATTTGGTCAGTGACGGCTGGCTTCTTTACCGAGAACACGCCTAACCGCCTGTGGCTGGCGTTTTCTAACCCACGCCGCAACACTGGTTATTTTTATGAGTGCTTTAACTCTAAGCGCGACTTCTGGACAAACAAGGTGGTGGACGCCAGAACGGTAGAAGGCACTGACAAACAGGTGTACCAGAGCATCATCGACGAATACGGCCCCGACAGCGCCCAAGCGCACGTTGAGGTCTATGGCATGTTTCCCTCAGAAGGCGATGACCAGTTTATTCCGGCGAACATTGTGGACGAAGCCATGGCACGGCCCAAATACAAAGACCAAAGCGCCCCCATCATCATTGGAGTTGACCCTGCACGGTTTGGCGCTGACGCAACGGTGATTGCAGTCAGACAAGGCAGAGACATTGTGCGCATTGACCGCCACCGAGGCGATGACACCATGACCGTTGTCGGGCATATTATTGAGGCCATCGAAGAATTTAAGCCTGCACTGGTGGTGATCGACGAAGGTGGGCTTGGCGCCGGCATTGTGGATCGCTTAAAAGAACAAAGATACAAAATCAAGGGTGTCAACTTTGGCAATAAATCAGCAAATCCGATCATGTATGGCAATAAAAGAGCCGAAATGTGGGGAAAAATGAAGGATTGGCTGAAAAGTGCTAGTATTCCTAAAGATAGGTTCTTGAAAACTGATTTAATTTCACCTATGATCAAGCCAGATTCAAAGGGCACGATCTTTTTGGAGTCAAAGAAGGACATGAAGGCAAGAGGTTTGGCCTCTCCTGATGCTGCGGATGCAATCTGTGTGACGTTTGCTTTCCCTGTGGCTCACAGAGAGTACAATGCCAAAAGTTCGCGCATTTTGGTTCAAGACCGAGGCGCTGTCGCAACATCTTGGATGGGGTCATAAATGGCTACAAAAAAGACCGTATCGTTATCTGTTGGCCGAGGCGAGAAGCTGCCGGTCAGCAAGGGTGCGGGTTTGACTGAAAAGGGCCGTGCTAAGTACAACGCAGCCACTGGCTCCAATCTAAAGGCGCCAGCGCCCAATCCTAAGACTAAAGTAGATCAGGGGCGTAAAGATTCATTTTGTGCAAGAATGGGCGCAGTAGCGGCCAACGCCAAAGACGGCGAACGCGCTAAAGCTGCTCTTAAACGATGGAAATGTTAATCATGGCTACTAAACCTGGGCTTTATGCCAACATTCACGCAAAACAGGCTCGTATCGCCGCTGGCTCAAAAGAGAAGATGAACAAGCCTGGCAGCAAAAACGCACCCACTGCCAAAGATTTTAAAGACGCTGCTAAAACGGCAAAGAAGAAGTAATATGCCACTCGTCAAATCTAAATCACCCGAAGCCTTTCGCAAGAACGTCAAAGCTGAAGTCAAAGCTGGCAAGCCCGTAAAACAGGCGGTGGCAATAGCTTATTCGGTCAAGCGCGAAGCCTCAAAAGCAAAGAAGAAATAACATGGCAGACCCAACAGGCATGATTGCCGCTGCTAACGTAGCAGCTGGCGGCAAACCCCCAAAGAGTGACTCTGACATACTGACCGTTGCCCGCGCACGTTTGGACATGGCTGTTTCTGCTCTCGCTGAGAGCCGCGAAGATGAAATCGATGACTTGCGCTTTTATGCCGGTTCTCCTGATAACCATTGGCAGTGGCCTGCTGACGTATTGGCCACCCGTGGCGCGGTGCAGGGTCAGACGATTAACGCCCGCCCGACACTGACAATCAACAAACTGCCGCAACACGTTCGTCAAGTGACGAATGACATGCGTCAGAACCGCCCAGGCGCCAAAGTTATCCCCGTAGACGACGATGCTGACGTTCAGGTTGCGGAAATCTTCAACGGCATGATTCGCCACATTGAATACATCTCAGATGCTGATGTAGCTTATGACACAGCCTGCGAAAACCAAGTCGCCTACGGCGAGGGTTACATTACGCTTTATACCGAATATTGCGAACCTAACACGTTTGACCAAGACATCAAGATTGGCCGCATTCGCAACTCATTCAGCGTCTACATGGATCCCCTGATCCAAGACCCAACGGGTGCAGATGCTAAATATTGTTTTATCACTGAAGATTTGACCAAAGCAGAGTATGAACGTCAGTACCCAGACGCTGCGCCTATTTCCACTTTGCAGTCCCTTGGTGTAGGCGATCAGTCAATCAGCAACTGGCTCAATGAGGACACCGTTCGGATTGCAAGTTACTACTACATTGACTACGAAAAAGCCAAACTGAACATGTACCCAGGCGGGCAAACTGCTTTTGAGGGTACGGCTGAAGACAAGCAACTTAAGATGATTTACGGTAAGCCCAAGCGCACCCGCGAGTCGGTCAACCCCAAGGTCAAATACTGCAAAATCAACGGGTATGAGATTCTTGAGCAGAACGACTGGGCCGGCAAATGGATCCCCGTCATTCGCGTGGTTGGCAATGAGTTCGAGGTCGACGGCAGGCTATACGTCAGCGGCCTAGTCAGAAACGCCAAAGATGCCCAGCGCATGTACAACTATTGGGTGTCACAAGAGGCTGAAATGCTTGCTTTGGCGCCTAAAGCGCCGTTCATTGGCTATGGTGGCCAGTTTGAGGGCTACGAAGACAAGTGGAAAACGGCCAATACAAACAACTGGCCTTATTTAGAAGTCAATCCAGACGTTACAGACGGCCAAGGCGCTGTCTTGCCACTACCCCAGCGTGCCCAGCCGCCGATGGCCTCTAGCGGGTTATTACAGGCCAAAGCTGGCGCATCTGAGGACATTAAGTCAACGACTGGCCAATACAACGCTTCTTTGGGTATGGGTTCTAACGAGCGCAGCGGTAAAGCTATTCTTGCCCGTCAGCGCGAGGGTGATGTTGGCACATACCACTATGGCGACAACCTAACCCGTGCTGTGAGACATGTTGCGCGTCAGCTTGTTGATTTAATTCCTAAGATTTACGACACTCAGCGCATTGCCCGCATTATTGGTGAAGACGGCGAAACCAAGATGGTCAAGATCAATCCTGAACAACCTGAACCCGTCAAGAAGATTGTGGACGAACAGGGGATTGTGATTGAGAAAATCTACAACCCTGGCGTTGGTAAGTACGACGTGGTGGCCACAACTGGCCCAGGCTACGCAACCAAGCGTCAGGAAGCGTTAGAGGCCATGGCTCAACTACTGCAAGGCAACCCACAACTATGGTCTGTGGCGGGTGATTTGTTCGTGAAGAACATGGACTGGCCTGGCGCACAAGAGATGGCCAAGCGATTCCAAAAAACCATTGATCCTAAATTCTTGGAAGACAGTGACGAAAGCCCTGCTTTACAGGCTGCCCAGATGCAGATGCAAGCCATGGGTCAGGAAATGGAGCAAATGCACCAAATGCTTCAGAATGTCAGCCAATCCATTGAGATGCAAGACATGGAGCGCAAAGAGTTTGAGGCTCAGATCAAAGCATACGACGCAGAAACCAAGCGAATTTCAGCAGTTCAAGCCGGCATGACTGAAGAACAAATTCAAGACATCGCCATGGGTGTGGTGGCTGCGGCCATGGAGTCACAAGTTATGATGATGCCAAGCGTGCGCGAGGCTGAAGAAGAACAGATGATGCCACCAGAGCAACCAATGATGCCCCTCGAACAACAAATGGGAATGCCACAATGAAAGCAGCAGATTTTGTAGGCCAGTTGTTTCTGGCCCGCGACGTAGCGCACAGCGTTCACTTGAACACCCGCAGCTTTAGCAAGCACATGGCGCTTGGCACGTTTTATGATGAAATCATTGACTTGGCTGACGCATTTGCTGAAGCCTACCAAGGCCGGCACGGTTTGATGGGGCCAATCACCCTGCAATCTGGCAAGAAAACAAACAACATCATTGAGTTCTTGGAAGGCCAACTTGCTGACATAGAAGAGGCAAGATATGATGTTGCACCGAAGACAGATTCGTCTTTGCAACAGTTGATTGATAATATCGTTGAGCTGTATTTGACTACGCTCTATAAACTCAAGTTCTTGGCATAAGGAGCCACCATGTCTAACTACACCGCCATCACAGCCACCGCACAAATTAAACGTGACGCTGGCAAACTCAACGGTATTTTTGTAAGCAGCGCTTCTAGCACGCCTACTATCACGGTCTATGATTCATCTACTTCTAGCGCGTCTGACCCCGTAGTTTTGGCGACGTTTACGCCTACCGGAAACACCATGCACAACTTTTTTCAAGGTTTGTATGTGAACAAGGGCATTTACGTTGTGATCAGCGGCACAGTTTCAGCCACAATCTCTTACGAATAAGGGGCCACCATGGCAGACGTTAAGATTTCCCAACTGCCAAGCGCCTCTACCCCGCTGGCAGGGACTGAAGAAATTCCATTAGTCCAAAGCAGCACAACCAAAAAGATCACGGTCAGCAACTTGCTGACTTCTGCCAATCTGGGCACGCCCACGGCAATCAATTTAGCCAACGCCACTAATGTGCCTATGGCACAGGCTTCTGGTATTTTGCCAGTGGTCAATGGCGGCACAGGAACAAGCACGCCTGCCATTGTGGCTGGCACAAACGTCACGGTATCTGGCACTTGGCCAAACCAGACGATTAACGCCACAGGCGGCGGTGGTAGCGGCGATGTGTCTGGCCCTGCATCTAGCACAGACAACGCTGTGGCTCGATTTGACAGCACAACTGGCAAGATTATTCAAAACTCTGGCGTTGTGATTAACGACTCTGGTGAAGTGACTGTTGGTGTCTGGAAAGGCACTGAAGTTGGTTTGTCCTATGGCGGCACGGGCGCAGCTTCTGCGTCTCAAGCGCGTGGCAACATCTTGCCGTCTTACACTGGCAACGCTGGCAAAGTCTTGGCGGTTAACACTGGCGCAACTGATGCTGAGTGGATCGCCGCAGGCGGTACAGGCACAGTAACTTCTGTGGCTGTTTCTGGTGGCACAACAGGCTTGACAACTTCTGGCGGCCCTATCACAGCTGCTGGCACAATCACTTTGGCTGGCACACTAGCGGTGGCCAACGGCGGTACAGGCACGTCAACGCCTAGTTTGGTTCAAGGCACAAACGTCACCATCACGGGTTCTTGGCCAAACCAGACGATCAATGCTTCTAGTTCCTCGCAAGTTTATCCTGGCGCTGGCATTGCCAACTCAACCGGCACGGCTTGGGGTACGTCGTACACAACCACTGGCACTGGCACTGTGGTGGCTTTGGCCACTGCCGCTGCGCTCACAAGCCCAAGCGCTAACCAGATCAACGACACCAACGGCGCCCAGATTTTGGGCTTGTCACCCACAACTTCTGCTGTTGATTATTTGGTTGTTAAAAATGGTATTGGTGTTGGCGTTCCATTGCATCTTTACGCTGACGGCGCAAGCGCAAACACTGGATTGCACATTCAGCCCAAAGGCACTGGCTTAGTCACTATCAGTGACGGCACAGACTTTAACAAAGGCATTCGCTTTAGAAGTTCAAGTTCTGCCGCTAGTGCGGTCACTTTGCTTGATGCAGTGTCCACCGCAGGCCGTGTGGTCACATTGCCTGATGCAACAACTACCCTTGTTGGCCGTGACACAACAGACACGCTGACCAATAAAACGATTAACCTGACAAGCAACACTTTGGTTGCAACATCTGCACAGATGGCTGCTGCCGTGTCTGATGAAACAGGCTCTGGATCGTTGGTGTTTGCTACTTCGCCAACTTTGGTGACACCTTTGCTTGGCACACCAACAAGCGGTAATTTCAGCACTGGCACATTTACTTGGCCTACGTTTAACCAGAACACCACTGGCACTGCATCTAACGTGACGGGTACTGTTGCTATTGCCAATGGCGGCACAGGCCAAACAACTGCCGCAGCAGCGATTACCGCCCTAACAGGCACACAAACTTCTGGCCAATATCTGCGTTCTGATGGCACAAACGCAGCACTTGGCGCAATCCAAGCTGGCGATGTGCCAACGCTAAACCAAAACACAACTGGATCAGCTGGCTCTGTTGCCAACGCCTTAACGGCTGGCACTGGCATTTCGTTCAGTGCAGGATCAACCTACAACGGCTCGGCTGCCATCACGATCAACAACTCTGGTGTGGCGGTTTACCCTGGTGCTGGCATTTCAGTCTCTACTGGCTCTGCTTGGGGTACAAGTTATTCAACAACTGGTAGCGGTACTGTGGTTGCTTTGGCAACAAGCCCATCGTTTACAACGCCAGTTTTGGGCACACCTACAAGTGGCACATTAAGTAACTGCACAGTTGATGGCACAGATTCTGTTGGATTTAGAAACATCCCGCAGAACAGTCAATCTGCTGCTTACACATTGGTTCTTGCTGATGCTGGTAAACACATCTTTCACCCAGTTGGTGACAATAACGCAAGGACATTTACAATCCCTGCCAACAGTTCTGTGGCCTATCCCATCGGTACAGCCATCACATTCATCAACATGGCAGCGGCAAACGTCACGATTGCAATCACCACAGACACAATGTATTTGTCTTCCGCTGGCACAACAGGCTCACGCACTTTGGCTCAATACGGGTCAGCTACTGCAATCAAAATTACCTCTACCAACTGGCTTATTTCAGGGAGTGGATTGACATGAGTGGCGCACTACAAGCTGTCTTTCAAAACCAACGAAGTTTTATTGTAAAGCCCTCAACCGTAGAATATCTTGTAGTCGCTGGTGGCGGTGGTGGCGGTGGTTGGGCTGGTGGTGGCGGTGGCGCTGGTGGTTTTAAAACAGCGTCTGGATTTTCTGTTTCTTCTGGTTCTGCAATTACTGTAACTGTAGGCGCTGGGGGAACAGGTCAACCCGCCGGAACCGATAATGCCTACACAGACGGTAATAGCTCTGTTTTTAGTTCAATAACATCTACTGGTGGTGGCAAAGGCGGTAATTTTACTGGCGCTGGTTTGGCGGGTTCAAGCGGCGGCTCTGGCGGCGGGGGCTCTTACAGTTTTTCAAGTGGGTCGGGAACGTCAGGCGAAGGCAATGATGGTGGGGTTGGTGTAACTTCTTCAAACTATGGCGCAGGCGGCGGCGGTGGGGCGGGGGCAGTTGGTTCAAATGGCACAACTTCAGCAGGCGGTAATGGCGGCTCTGGTACGGCATCCTCTATTTCTGGATCGTCAGTAACATACGCTGGCGGTGGCGGTGGTGCTTTGGGAACTGCTGGAACTGGTGGTTCAGGCGGCGCTGGAGGAGGCGGAGCCGCTGGCAATAACACAATAGGCGTTAGTGGAACTGCAAACACTGGCGGCGGTGGAGGTGGTGCGGGAACGCCAAACACCACAGGAACCAGTCATAAAGGCGGCGGTGCAGGTGGATCAGGTATTGTGATTATTCGTTATGCAGATTCTTTTGCAGCAGCTTCTGCAACAACTGGCTCACCAACAATTACTGTTGCTGGCGGTTACAGAATTTACCAATGGACTTCTTCAGGTTCAATCACTTTTTAAAACTATGTCACATTTTGCACAAATAGAAAATGGCATCGTCACACAAGTTATTGTGGCCGAGCAAGATGTTATTGATTCTGGCTTGTTTGGCACGGGTTGGGTTCAAACTTCGTACAACACGCATGGCGGTCAACACCCAGAAGGTAGACCATTGCGTAAAAACTATGCTGGTATTGGCTACACATACGATGCAGGCCGTGATGCTTTTATACCGCCTAAGCCGCATGCAAGTTGGTTGCTAAACGAAACATCTTGCATTTGGGAAGCCCCAACACCTATGCCAATTGATGACAAACGCTATTCTTGGAATGAAGAACAATTGGCATGGGTTGAAATGCCAACAATTTAGTAATAGAATGTTTCAAACTGTACTGGTGCAGCACACCAGGGAATCTTAGGATTCAAAATGGACAATGAAAACTTAGCGGTAGTACCCGCGCCGGAACAGGAAGCAACGGCTGCCCCTGAACCCGAAGTTAATACGCCGGAAGTATCGACAGAGCAGACAGACCAGCCAGCGGAAAAAACTTATACGCAAGCTG